GCTATATAAGTTGGTAAAACACCATTAAGAGCTAAAGACCCTGACTTATACCAAGGTACCCCACCTTGTTTGCCTAAACTATTCAAGTTATTAAGTTTGTTAAGGTTAAGCATACCTTTTTGTTATGGTTGCTGTGAATACTCAAGAACTACTGCACTTGCACCAGAAGACTGCTCTAGAAGCGAGTAAGTAGTTGCATCTGTCGGTACTACAATATGAATTGTTTGTCCTGCTTGGCAAAAACGAGTAAAGTCAGAACTTGTAGCGGTGCCATTTTTCTTAACATAGATACCTTGGTTTATAGCATTCACTTCAAAAACTGCTGTTTGCGCGTGGAGAGTAATCACCTGTGCAGTTGAAAGAGTAGAGATAGTAGACTTTGCAAGAGTTTCTCCTGGACCGATAAGAGGTAGAGTGCGCCCATCTTGATCTGTTGGCATTGGTACACCGAATTTTTGCATAAATATAGAAATTATTTGTGATAATAAGGCATTTTTGCCTTATCACAACCCCCGTAAAGGGACTGTGTAAGGTAAAAATACTAGATAAGTGTCCCTGCTGTTGCGATGACTGCGGCGTAGTAGTTTCCTCCAACCCATGACATAGCGGCACCAGTTATAGGAGCAGTACCAGAAAGAATCTGCATTTTGTTTCCTGTGATGGAACCTGTGCTTGTCGAGACGAAGACCATAGCCTTTGTTGATAAAGCAGTAGCATTTTCAATTACGTTATCTGCTACGGTGACACGAAGGCAAGCTGTTGTTACGTTATCTATAGCTCCTAGAGAGGTTGTGTACGCCCCATAGAAACGATTTCTCTTAATTTGGTGCTCATTCCCCCCAACAATACGGATAGCAGCCGCGGTACCAGCGTTATTAGAACCAAGGAACTCGTTATCAAGGACTGCAAGCCTATCTGCCGCCGCTGTTGTAAGAATACAAAGAGTAGCTTGGTTTGTCGCTGTAGCGTTAATAACAAGGTTGTTGCTAAAGGTAAAGTTAGTGCCTGTAGGTGTAATACCAGCTACAATAGCGTCGATACCTGTCATATTGAAGATACAATTGTCAATCTTCACATTATTAGCAGAAACAGGGATTGTTGCCGCTGTGCTTGTGGTAAAGGTAAAGGTAGGACGTTCTGCTCCTACTCCTAGACCTTGGATAAGGACTCCTGCCTTATTACAGACCAAAGTAGTAGCTGAGACAATGTTTTCTGCGTGACCAGGAAGGACGAAAATAACGTCTCCTCTGTTTGCAACACAGTTATTTACTGCACTCTGTACTGTTGTATGAAAGCGCTGTACACCGTCCACATCAGGACGAATAGCATTCTGAATCTGGTTAATTACGTCATTTGTCGTAACATTAGAAACGAAGAAAGCCTTTCCTGGACGACCTGCGAGAACTGAACTAATAAATGATAAACCGTAAGATGAATTTAGATTCATAAATTGTTTTGTGTAGACTCCACCTCCGTCCTAGGGCCTGCTACCCATAAGTCTACGTTTAGCGCACGTTATAAATCCAGTTTTAAGGCTGGGGGGAGGTTTCTACTGCAAAGCGGTTGGCTATTTTGCTGTAGAAGACACTCCCCTCAACCCTAAAGTTGAGGAACAAGGACTAGCTTGTTGGGAAAGAACCGACAATACCACGGCCTGAAACAAAGACATAGCCGTAGCCACTTCTTGTTCCATAGCTCCAGACATCTCTGTGAGCATCTTCCATGTTATTACCAGAACCAGGGAGAGCAACCATGTGAGGAGCTTCCCAAACACCCTTATACGCCTGCAAACCTTCTGCCATCTGGCCAAGAGCTGCCAAGAACCAGTAACGTCTCTTTGTAGAGTCATTACCACCAAGAGCATTAGTAGCAAGCCTAGGGAGGATAAGGTGCGTATATTTGTTGTTGTATACGTTCATAACTCCTGAATTAGACTGATCTACGTCTGCGGTTGAGTTAAGAAACTGCTTGACTGCATTACAAGTTGTAGGGTCATTACCTGTGATAATGGTATTGAACTCCATAACACGGCTTTCACCGAAGTTAGAGAGAATATCAGTTGTCGTAAGTAATTCTGCTGCTTCAAGAGCGCCACGGCTAAAGATTGGATCTCCTGAAAGTCTGTTAGACCATGGGAGAGACGAGAACTTTAGCGTGTGTGATGTCGTGAAGATAGCATTTCCGTCACCACCAGTGAGAGAAACAGTATCCCCGTCCATATCAACATACGAAGTAGCTGTTCCGAATGTAAGGCGGTGGGTACCGTCAAGCTCTTCACGCTGTGGGCAGAAGTGCGTAAGGCTAGTAATAAGAGTGCCAACCTGTGGGTATCTGTTTTCGTCACGCATTTCCTGTGTGATGTCAATTTCGATACCTACACGTTTCTTTGTCATGGTTACGTTGTAACCGACTCCAACAGATGCCTTTGAGACTGCCTCGCCTTCACGTTTCAAACGTGCATAGGTCTGGGTATCAATCTCATCGTACCTCTTGGTATTTCCCTGATTCTTAGAGACAGGATCAACCATGTAAAGCTTTTCAACTGCAGGCTTATACATGTTTTGCGTCTTTACCCACTCTTTACGAATGAGGTCTGTCATCTGAGAAAAGGTGATTGTATTGAGAAGTGAACCTTCCATAGATAGAATTTTAGATTACTAATAAAATTAAGCACCAGTCTCATCAGCTCCTGCCGTTGAGTTTACGATAACGACAACCTTCCCGCCTGCCGAAGTACTAAGAATTTCTTGTACATAGACCTGCTTTGTTGTTGTTGCTGTCAAATCAACTGAAGTACCTGTCGAGTTAAGGTCATAGAACGCTCCAACCGCTGTCTGAGAAGGAGTGCTACCAGAGGTAGTGTCGGCTTCAAAGAGATCAGTTGTTCGTGCTACGTCCACAGGGAGATAGGTTGTAGAAGCATAATCTGCGTCTGTGGAAGCAACATCCTTCAGAACTACACCGAGGTGATTGACTGAAGTAGCTGTTGCTGGGATTAAGAAACCGTTAGCATCAACATTGACAAGTCCTCCATTTGTAAAAGCGGTAGAAGCTTTCTTCTTGAAGTACTGGATGTTATGCTCACCATTTTTTCGTTTGAACATACGTTTTATTATAAAAACAATACTTTCCAATAAAAAAGAACACCCTTGTGAGGTATTCCCAGCTCTGTTCCAAGTGAGCCACACTGTACTCTTGCGAGTGTTTTGGGGGCATGTTGCCTCAAAGTTTCCCTTGAAGCGACAACGTACATGCCAAACGCGAATAAATTGTTGAAGAAAAGGCCAACCTTCCTTCTTCGTCTTTACATTGTAACACTACTTTTGTCTATTTGTATATGTGTATAAACAAAAATATCCACAGTTTGTGGATATTCTCGCCTTTTATTTTCTGTTTTAGCTAGTCAATAGCCTCCCCTCGTATCTTTTCCCCTGCCTCAAGCACCTTATTTCGCCTTACAACCATATCATTAAGCATTTTTACGCTTATATGCGGGTTTTCTCCTTCTTTTATACCAAAGAGAGAGTCATTAAGCATATTGAAGTTTCTTGCGAGAGAATTACCTACCTCTGTCATTACAAGGTCTATAGTAGTCCCAAGGATCATTCCTATCATTTCCACATCCTTTTTGAAGTCTATATCCGTTGTAATAAGATAATCTCGTATTTTTTGGTTCATCTCAAAGGTTGTCTGCGAGCCTTCTTCCTTTGTTGTGAGTAAACCAGTCGGGAGAGTCCCATGGTCTGCAATAATTTTAAGTATTGCTAGTGCCCCAGCGCTTGTCCTCTCGTGTGCTATAGCTGTGAGGTCTTTCTCTTCTTCTTGTGTATTTTCCATAAATGCTAGTTAGTATCCTTCATCTTTAAGTAAGTGCACCTATCTTCTGTGGTAATCTGGTAGAAATCTCTGCCGTGCACCACTGTATCTTCCACTAAAATCACTTTCTTGCCTTCATACGTCTCAAAGAGAGGCTTTTCTGGCGCTACAACTTCTTTCTCTACTGCTGGGGTACTTCCTGCCACCACAACCTTTTTTGCAACTGTCTTTTTTGCCATATACGCTTTTAGATTATTACCCTACAAATCTTCCACTAATAGTAAACTCTTCCCCATCTTCTAAGACCACAGTATGGAATAGCTCGTGCTCGACAACCTCAAGAGGTACTTCTACCTGTGTCTCAAACATTCCATACCCATTCTGCACAAAGTCCTTCTTGAAAACGCTGCCATGCGTAGTCACAATCTCCTTTTTCTCAAGGCCAGTCTCTTTACAAAGTACTGTCTCTGATTCTTGAAGGAAAACAAGATTCTCCACCTTTATAGCCTTTTCTGGGTTATTTTTAAGAAGCACAAAGCGGTACTCCACATTCATTCTCCTTTCTTTATCATATTCAGAGACGATATAGAGTGGTTTTTTTTCTGTGCCCATGTTCTTCCACCCGATAACAAGATCACCATTCCACCTTCGTAGCTTAACAAGCTTCTCCTTAGTCCCCTTAGTTCTCATTGTTGGGGTATTACTATTGAGAGAGGCGTTTGATTCAAGCTGCCCAAGACGGCGCGCCATGTCCTCATTTGCGTTTAATATACGCCCTAGCTTATCTGCATCGATAGAAACCTTAGCTTTCTCCTCTACCTGCGCTCTTGCGTCAGTTTTAGGCTTTTCCTCGCTTTTATTAGTTTTTGTGTTTTCTGCCATAATTATGTAATTTACTTATTCCCCTCCTCACTTTTACCAAAGAGCATTTCTCCTAGTTGCACGCCTTGTGGACTATCTGCAAAACCCTTATCTTCTTGGCCACTACCATTACCAAAATGAGTAGTATCGTTATGATTTTGCCTAAGAGAATTTGTAAGCTCCGCCCCGAGCATATTGAAAGCATTATTCACAAAAGGAGTGAGTGTTGCCTCATCCATGGCTTCCTCTGCCCCTTTCAGCTGTGAAAGGTTGAAAGCTATCTTCTCCGCAAGCTTCTCATCCCCCTTAGCGTGCTTTGCAATAATGTTTTTAAGAGTACCTTCTCTCTGTGTTTGGAGAAAAGTCTTCTGTGCCTCTTGTGTCTGCTTCGCCATTTCCTCTATCTGCTCCTGTCTTTTAAGGAGTTCAAGCTCCTTGGCCGACAAAAGCTCTTTTTCTGCGGCGGTCATGTCCCTCAATTTTTTGAATTGCTCCCCTTTTTCCGCTGCATGTGCCTCCATATCGGCAATTTTAGTGTCCTTATCGGTTATAGTCGCCTCTAAGGTACTCTTTTCTGCCTCAAGTTCAGCAATACGCGCAAGCGCTTCGTCTAAAGTCATTTGTTGTTGTATAAATTAGATACTATTAAATCTCTCCTCTGGTGGCATAAGCTCCTCGCGTTTCTTTTCTTCAGTGTACATCTGAGAAAGTACTGCAATTTGTTCTTCTAAAAGCATAAGGCCATTGGCTGTAGCTCTGTTGAAATTAACTTCTACCATATCACGAGCATCTAAAGCGCTCTTAGACTGTGATTCTGTTAAAAGAAAGTCAATAACTGTAGTCAAAGCCTTATTTTCCCCCGCGCTGTGAGCTTTTGAAAGGAAATCCAACCTTTCGGGTCGTTCCATTTGAGCGATAGTGTCCATAAGCCACGATCTCTTGTCTGGGTGCACTACTCGTACCCCTTTCAACCTCTCACGCACGATGTCTTTTATATCCACCCCCGCCTCAAACGCTCTTTTCTCTAGCCTGTAGTTCTCGTCGAGGCGGTTTTTATAGTCTTTGAATAAGAAAGTAAGCACTTTTTCTGGTATACGCATAGATATTATTTGCCAGGAGTATAAGGAGAAGGCACACCAAGAGCCTTTGTATCTCTATTTACCTTATTTACATCACCACCACCCATTTGCATAGCTACTGCTGCTTGCTTCTGTTCTAAAATATCTTGTGGGATAAAGAACTTATTAGGGTCTTCCCCTATCTTTATTGCAAAAACTTCCTTAGCGTAGCTATCATTTACCGCATCCGGACCAAAAATTTCCTTTGCTTCTCTAACATTCTGTACAAAAACCTGTCTCTCCATCTCATCTGAATCTTCTTGTGTCGCCACTATATTGACTACCCATCTGTATTTCAAGAGATTAACAAAAGCAGGAGCGTTGAAATAGACAATCTGTGTATCCTTGCCATAATACCCACCAAGCTCTTTCTCCTTAGTCTTCTGCTCGTCAATGCTTGGAAAGGCTTTATCAGTGAATTCGAACTGCTTTATTCCTTTCTTGCCGTTATCAAGTGTCGTTTCTACCGAGAAAGTACGATAGATATTCTCAAGTCTCTTTTCTTCTGGGTTCTGCCCGACTACTTTAGTGTCCTTTGGCTTTGCAAAGTTCATAAGAAGATTGCCTATTCTTGCCCATACAAGTGTCTTTTCTAGGTTCTTTACTGCATCAAAATTGATTCCAAGCTTGAGAAGCTGTTGCTGTTTCTCCATTTGTAACTGTCCAAGAGTAACCTGCTTGTCTGGGGCTTCTCCTGAGAACGTAGCATTGATAGTCTTGTCCTCCATCATCTGCTTAATCAGCTGGTACATAGAGAAATCCGCCTGTCCAAGCCCAACAGACTGAGGAAGAAGAGGAAATAAGTCCCCCTCGCGCATATTGTTGATTATCTTTCCTGGCGTGAATATGTCATCAGTAAGTACTTTCTTACCCCTGAAACCCATAGGAGGAGCACCTGCTTGCTCTTCCCTTAGTATCATAAGGCGAAGGAAGGTATCATGTACCGCTTGGTCTACCTTTGTCTTTGCTGGCTGTCCCTTTGAATATGCGCACCCGTTGATCCTTTCTAGCCCTGCATGGCGTATTGTGTACTCTCCGTCTGGAGAAATCTCTGTAAGAGGGAAGTTATGCGGGAGCATTGTCACTCCGTTAAGCATAATTTGGTAGTGATTGCTGTACTTCTGCTGTATCTTAAGCACCCCGACATAGCCTTTTTGAACTGTAAGGAGCGACCACGAGTTATATGTCTGCCCCATATCTGCCACGAGAACAGTATTATCTACTTGCTCTGGCACATTCTCCCACCTATCCCATGTGCCATATTTGCTCTCTGCAAGCGCTCTTGGTATTACTTGATAGGTAAAGACAATATCTTGCTTGTCATAGTCATCTCCCCAAAAATTACCAAGGTACACATTCTTACCTTGGTGCAAAATAACCTCTGCGCGCTCCATCTTACGAGAAACAGGCTTCTTGGTGAAAGAAGCACCACTTACTTTCATGCCAGGAGTCCACTTCCCTTCGTTTGTGTAGTCTGGTAGATACTCACAGTTCCATACTTCTTCGACAAAAACATCTCCTTGCGCGATAAGCTCTCGGTATACAAGTGATCTCTTTGTGTCCCATGTCTCAATTTCCCTTGTCTTTTTAACAATATCCTCCATATTATTGCCCAATTCAGCAATAAGAAGCTCCTCATCGTCATACGTTGTGATGTCTGGACGGAAATTATAGCCTAAGAGAGTGGAAAGAAGATTTGTGTCCTTCTCTCTTGTATACCCAGTAACGATTCTCTTGTCCTGCTTATTCTTCTTTGGAGGAATATAAGACATGTCCGCTCGTTTGTTCGAGTCGTAATACTGCGAGTATGTCATGCCGTCAAACTCTTCGTGGGGACTCTCTCTGTTATCCCTCGCGATAGTCATAAGGCGAATAAGCTCCGCTCTTTCTGCTAGTTCTTCTGGCGTATACACTGGATTCACAATAGTCTTTTTATCTTCTTTTGGTTCCATAGTTCTTTTTGGCTAGTGTACCACACGTTTTTTATATATAGGCAAGTTCTTATTAACACTTTATATAACTCCAAAGCGATCAAATATCTCATTTTGTGCCTGCGTAATAGGTATTCTCCGCATCTCGTCCTCGTCCCACATTGTCTCTGAAGCTTCAAAGTAATTATCAAACTCATCTGCAACAACTGATGCATACCTATGCACATCTGCAAAGTGAGATGTCCAGTCGTGAAGAGGCTTGTCTCCAAAGGCTTGCCTATCCTCATTCCACTCGCTTCTGTACTGTGAGATAGCATCCACGAAACCTTCACACTTCACTTTATCAACGTAAAGCCTACTCCAAAGGAGCTGTCCTGCCTTTATTCCATCCACAACGGGTATCATTGGCACCTGTAAGAACTCTATGCCAAGCTCTTTTGCTGTCTCCCACCTTGTTTTGCCCGTCCCTATCTCTGTAGCTTTGATGTCATGAGGCGCAAAATGCTTACCATACAGGTACGGCTTTGATTTTATAGCCCTTATAAGCTCTGGCAACCCATCTTTACCATCTGCTGTGCCTTGCCATGAGTCAATCATGCGTACAAAACCTGCGGAAGCCTGATAAAAACCACATGCAAGCTGTCTCCCCGTACCCAAGTCAAGTACTGTATGCACTGGAAGCGACTTATCATAGGGTACTGAGGTGATTCTACCGCTGTTACGCGCGTCTGACACCTCCTGCATGTAGTAAGAGCCTTTAATCGCCGCCTCAAACGAGTTGTACCACTCTTGCATGAACTCATCATGGGTCATTTTCCCCTGCGCTACGAGCCTCCTATCGTCTTCTAGCGCTATGCGTAGATTATCCACAACTTCTCCACTTTCTTTCTCCAAAGTATCATCTATGGTTCTGTACACACATGTCCACTCTTCTGGGTTACTTCCTGCTGTGTTGTATGTTCTCCAAAAGTCATTCTTCCCCTTTGGTGTTCCTGCCCATATCCAATAGCCAAGGTGATCCGCGAGGGCTTTTGATATTACCTCGGTAAAAAGGTTAGGTGGTTGCTGTGCTGATTCGTCCTGTGCTCCTCCCCATAGTGCTATACCACGAAGCGCGTCGATGTTTTCGGACCCTGCCAAGAAGATTTTAGAGCCATTGGGGTATATTGCAGTAAGTTCTGCCTCATTCCAGTCCATTCCCGGTATGCCACGGCTGATATTCTTAAGCATGTCCCATGCAATACGCTTTGCTTGCTTGTAGGTTGGCGCAATAAAGGCGTAGTTTGCTTTTGGGGTCTTGAGTGCGTCTCTCTGCAAATGATTCAAAATAGAGGTAGTTTTGCCTGCTCTACGATGAAGTACGAGGACTATCCACCTCTTCTTAGACGCGTGCATCTCTTTTGCCCAGTTTCTAGGTTTATAGGGTATTACTATCTTAGGCATTGGGTATAAAACTTAATATATGTGCTACGACATCTACATTGAAAGCGTTACCGATTACGCCACCACACGCCTCAATTCGATTATCTTTACCTAAATCTGTGTACCCTACTGGCAATCCTTGTAGTTTTTCTATTTCGTCCCAGTTGAGTACAAAAACTTCTCCATTTTCTGCTAAAACGTTTACCTTTGTTATAAGGCGAGATTTTGGCAAAGTCGGGTGTTTCCCTAAAACACTGTACGCTCTGTCTTGTTGTGAAAAGTATCCTTTGCCTGATTTATCCCATTTTATACCTCGTTTTGTTGGCACAGGATTTTCTACGTGTATTTTTTTATGGATATCCCCCCAGTTTATAATATCTTTCAGTACTGCTTTGTTTTTTGAGGGTAATTGTACTGGAATATTTGTCCAAAATAATCTTGGTCGCTCGCAAGCTCCAAAGTCTTTAGCGTCTAGCAAAACAGGGGCGACCCCTAGTTCTCGTGTGATTACATTTTTATCTTGTCCGTGCATGCTCGCCACGTTTTCTAAAATAAAATACTTTGGTTTTACTTCTCGTAGAATCCTCGCATACTCCCAAAATAGTCCACTACGCTCCCCGTCTAATCCTTTGCGGTCTTTCTTGGCTATAGATAAGTCTTGGCATGGTGAGCCGCCAATGAGGAGATCAACCTTGTACAAGTCATAAGCATTGTCTACGAGCCACTGCGCCCCCATTCCTCTTACATCTCCTCCTCGTATAATGTCTTGGTAGTTCTTGTTTGATATTTGTGTGGCATACTTATCAACCTCACATGCTATGTACGTCTCTACGGGCAATTTTACGCGCTCCAAAGCGACTCGAGCGCACGATATACCATCAAATAGTGAAATTACCTTCATATTTTATTCTTCCCATGAAAATGTTACTGCTTCCTTGCTAGTGTCCTTACCTCCTAGCAACTGAGCGTTCTTTGTTAATTTGTCTATTGCATCCACCATGTCTCTCACTTTCTCCTTGTCGAGCTTACGCTTCCCGATCTCTGCTATCATCCTGTCTCTTTGCTTTACCATAGCCTTCACTACATCCGCTACCTCATCCTGATAGCTCTTAGTCTTAGTCACTCTTTGAGGACTCCTAGAAGTCGCTTCAGCATAACCAACTTCTTTGATTATTTTGCCTAGATGTGGCTTTTTCCCCTTTCTGATATTTTCTGCAACTTTCTTTGCAACCATTTTAGCGCCTTCTGATGCCATACTTTTAATAATCTTTTATACAAATTAAGCCCACTACACCCCTCACTACCCTCCCATCACAGTCTTTGAACTTAGCCCATGTAAAATATAGGCTTATTATCGCGATAATTGCTCCAATGATTAGTATTTTCATATTATTCTTCTCCGCACTTATCCAAACCGTATACCTCTTCTACCATCCTTACGACTATATGGGCTTTGATATGGTCTATCTTATAATCCTGCCCCACGCTGTGCAGTCCACCGCACTCCCCCTTCTTCTCCGAGCACAAAGCATCATGCTCCCTAAAGAGAATAAGCAAGCCAGAATTTGCTCCGTACTTGGCGCATATCTCTTCTATATCTTTTATGCTTGGGTCTTTTGGTATAGGGAAGACACCTGCTATGAGCGGTGAGGGGATTAATCCTTTGTTCTTTTCTTCGTCATGTATCATATACTTTCCATTATATCACCACAGTTTTATAATTATGCACATAGCCATGTCCCTTCTTTGTTGATAAACTGCCGTGGGCGATCTACCCTTATCCTCTTCTTTTACAATCTCGTGTATTTTCCCGTGATTTTAGTGATTTTTTTTCATGGGAACTAGAACTTTGTCTTTTTTTGCTATTTTACAAGGTTCTACTCTGGTAAAGATACAGGAGCGAGTCGAGGAAGATCGCCACATGAATGATGAACAAGATAAAAGGCCCACGAACTGGGGCCTTTTATCTTTTGTTATGGGTATTTTAGTATATCTTATTTCTCCTCTGCGAGCTGTTCTGCGAGCTTTGCATAGTATCCTGCGTATCCTCCGTCAAAGAAAGCCTTTGAACGAGATGAAGCAAGCTCTTGGTTCTTGCCAACTGCTGTGTATGCTCCGCTCTTTACAGTGATAAAGTTATCAACGAGCCTAGAAACCTTCTCTGCAATTTCCTTATCGGAAAGACTGCCAGTAAAAGTCTTTGTAAAAGATCCGAGCTGATACGCCTGAGTCTGTCCTGTGTAGACGTTGAAGCGTGAGATGTCTCTTGATAGAAAAACCTTAGTCTGATTATTTTCACGAGTAACGCTAGAAACTGCTAGAACGTTGTCTTCTGCGGAAGCAAAAGCAAATGATGTGAATAGTGCGATTGAAAAAATTGTTGTTTTCATGTGATTATTTTTTGATTTTTATAATTTCCTTCCCCTGTACCCTGTACCTATCTATCTTCTTACCGAAACCTATCCTGATAGCATGAAGCTCTAGGCTTTGAATAAGACGATAGACTGTCTTGACGTT